GTCAGGCGGTCGATAACCTGGGCCGCCCTTGGGCTGAAGACAAAAAAGTCCCCAGGGGTGACCGCGGTCGACTCTATAATCGCCACGCCGTCGGCGGTGATGGATCCGTTAAGCGGTGACAAGCTCGGCGCCGCGAAAGTGTAGTTTTTGGCGTCATCTTTTGCCGACTTCATCACGAAGTAGTCATCCGGATGGACCAGGGCGTAAATCGTGCCTGGCATCTTGTTATTGCGGAGCTGCTTCTTGGCCGCGCTGATCACGTCGTAGTTATTCGGAGCGGCGACGATACTCGTCCCAGCCGCGAACGCTGTGCCGACGGTGGCCAGGCCGGCCAGGTTGGGCGCGATACCCGACCCGTAAAGAAGCTGATAGTCCTCGACTGCCAGCAGCTCTTCTGTGCCCATCTGGGTCAGGAGGCTCCTCATGTAGTCATTGTCTTCCAGGGCCTCTTCTGAGATTCTGAAATAGGCGGCGATCTTACGGACCGGGGCGTCTTTGATCTCGATGTCCCTGTCGATCTGTGGCTTCAGCCCTGCCTCCAGGACCGTGGTGGGAACGCCTTCGCCCCCTTTATCGACCGGGTGGCGGACGACGTTGGAAGACGTGCTCCCCTGGGGGAAGAATTGGCGGACGTGCAGGCTCTCGTATAACTTGGGCGTGTAGCCTGGCAGCATCTGAGCCGACGGATAAGCTCCGACGAAATTGCCGAAGGTCGTGTCTCCGACTACCTTGGTCTCCATTTCAAAACTGAAGGCGGTCTTGTTGTGCTTCAAGTTCTGAAGCAGGGGCGCGCTCTCCAGGAGCTTCTTGGCCAGCTCGTTCTCGAAGCTGTTGGAGAATTGGGCGCCGCCGCCCAGCTTGCCCTGGGCCGCTATGCCTTTACGGACCTGTTCTTCCAGGTCGCCGACCTTGCTGACGTATTTATTCAGCTTCGCGTCGAATATTTGTAATAATTCGCTGTCTTCCATATAGAAGAATTTAATAATGTAAATAATAGATCGGGCTGTAGTGGCCCTCTGTCTTGCGCCTGGTGAGCGGAGTGCTCTCGATAATCCTCGCCAAAACACCACTTTCGTGGGAGCCCTGGGGCCTTTCGGCTAATCGGTAGGCAGCTTAAAGTTATAAAAGTTTCGCGATCTGTTCATTCACTTTTTCCAGGTCGGCCTCCAGCATCTTCAGCCGCTCCTGGGAGAATTTATCCCCCTCCTTAATCCAGTCCAGGGCCTCAAACTGGCGGATCCTGGCCTGGATCCTGGCTTCCCTCAGCCGAAGCAGCTTCAGCCTGGCGTCGGTCTGCTCGGCCTCCCGCTGCTCAGGGCTTTTGCTTAACAGCTCTAGCAGATAGGTGCTGGTCTCCAGTAGCTCGGCCGCTGTTGCCTGGAGGAATTCAGCCATCTGGATGGGCGTCATCTCTGGGTCAAGGGCGGCGGGGTCGTCCCGGTGCTGGATGTACTTCTGGTATGTCTTCAGGGCGTCCGCCTCCAGGCCTTTAAGGGTCTGGCGGCTATACCTGGAGATCCAGGCGCCGTTCAGGGTGATGATCCTATTCTCATTGAGGAAGTCGTGGAGGTCCATAATCTTTATTTTGATCGGTTAATAATCGGTCCTGGAGCGCCTTCAGCTCGGCTTCCAGGGCGGTGAGCCTGGCCACGCCGTAACTGTTTTGCCGGCCTCCTGGATAGGCCCTTAACAGGGTCCTCAGCGCCTGGCAGCGCCCCCTCAGCAGCCGCTCCTGGAGCGCCAGGCTGGCCAGGTCCTGGCCATCAGTTGAGCTGTTTAAGAGTCTTGCTAGTCTGTTCATCTTGTTCTCTTCGTTGTAGTTCGTGAATTAATAGCGCCTGGAGATCCAGGACCTCGCGGGTCAGCTGCCTGGCATACTCGAAGTTTTGCCAGCTGGACGGGTGAGGCTCGAAGGCGTCGGTCTTGCTATAGAAGCGGATCTCCTGGAGCCTGTCCTGGATCATCAGGATGAGCGCCTTCGCATCTGGGCGCCCTCCGTTAAACATTGTCTTAATACTCATAATTGTCCCTTTAGAATCCCCCGTGGATTAATTTGTTACCCTCTGAAACCCAGGCCCCGCGGGGGTTTGCGGGGTTTTTGAGTAGCCAGGGGGTCCTGGGTCATAGCTTCCGGGGTCGCCGGAGGGCTGAATTGGGTTATTTTCCTGGCGTTTTGGGCGGCCTGGCTTCGCCTCTGTTCTCTACTTTTTCCCTGTTTTTTATTGCCCTGGATCCGGCCTTCCCAGATCTTGGAGCCGATGAGCCGCTGGAGCCGCTTTTTTCCATGCGTTTCCCGCGGGCGTCCACGGGCGCGCTCCCAGGCCCTCCCTCCCTATATACTATTATCAATTTACTCTACCAGGGTTATTCAGCGGCTCCAGCGGCTCCCATAGGCTGGGCGCGGCCACCAGGGCGGGGGAAGGTCGGAGCCGCTGGCTGGAGCCGCTGCGGGAGCCGCTGGCTCTTTTAGGCCTCAGCGGCTCCACTTTCGACCCTTATATAGGTGATTAGCTTCCCGTAGGCGCCCCAGCGCTTCGATTTCGCCCGCTCCCACCCATGCATTTTTTTCATCATATCATGGATCGCCTTAGTCCTGAAGCTGTCAGCGGCTCCTTGTTTCTCCCTCAAACATTCGACCCAGATCTCCATCACGGTGACCTCCATCCTCCGCTCGGTCCCCTTCTCCAGGATATAGTCTTCCCCGGTCGCCACCTTCTGCTCGTCCAGCCACCGGATCCGCTCATCCTGGTCCTTCTGCTTCCAGCTGGGAGGGACCGGAGTCTCCAGGTAGTCCCAGATCTCACCGGCCCGGTCATCGACTGCCAGGTGGTCTTCCTGGACCTCCCTGGCCCTGGCTTCCATCACGCTATCCAGGTAAAGATCCTCACCAGCTTCCCATCCGGCAACCGCTTCGCCCCAGATCTGAGCCACCTCCCCGGCCTGGAGATCCCGGCCCACCTTCAGGGAAGTCTTCCATCCCTTCACCATCACCGGCCAGAACCTTCTATTCCCGTTAGCACCTTTGAGGAAGTTCTCCTCGTTGGTCGTGCCGATGAAGATGCACTCCCTGGGATAGGTCTCCGTATTGCGGCCATAGGCTGGCCTGAAGGTGTCCTCCTGGCGGGTGATGAAGCTCTTGATCACCTCGGCGTCATGTTTATTCAAGTTGTTGAGCTCTGCCATCTCGATGATCCAGAAGCCAGCCAGGAGCTCGGCCGCCTCTTTGCCCTGGACGGTGGTGAGTGAGTCGCTGAACCAGGGACCACCCAGGCGCTTGGCCAGGGTAGACTTACCAGCGCCCTCCGGGCCGACCAGGGTGAGCACATAGTCAAACTTACAGCCAGGCGTCATCACCCTGGCGACCGCCGCGATCAGGGTCTTCCTACAGACGGCCCTGGTATAATCATTATCATCTGCCCCCAGGTAGTCGATCAGGAGCCGGTCCAGTCTCTTCTCCTGGTCCCAGGCGGCCCTGGCTCCCTCCAGGTAGTCACGGATCGGGTGGAAGCTGTTATCTCTCATCACGTCCAGGACAGCCTCCTGGGTGAGATCTTTGTGGCTGAGCTTGCCATAGGCCCGCTCGATCACCAGGCGGATCTTGGTGAGGTCGGCGTCGGTGAAGCCGCGCTCGTCAATCAGGGCCTTACGGGTGAACTCGTTAAACTTCAACCGCCCGGCGAGCGCTGGATCGTTTTGCAGTATTAATACGAAATTGTTCAGGGTCTTCTGGTAGTCCCCGGCGCTGTTCTTGTCCAGCTTCTTCAACCAGGCGAGATCCAGCGCTTCGACCTGTTCCACGCTGAAGACGGCCCCCGCCTCCTCTTGGGTCCGGATCCAGGCATCCTTCAGGACCTCCTCGTCTTCCTGGGTCAGCTTCACCATCGCCTCCCAGGAGGGCCAGGTGGTTGGGTGGTCCTCCTCCAGGTCCTCGTCCTTGTCCAGGTCGCCGAAGAGGTGGATCCTTACCAGGTCGAAGGCGTTGTGGTTGTGGCCATCATTAGCCGGATCTGTGCCGTGATTAGAGTGGGCGAGGAGCCCGTCCCGGTAGACGATCACGCCCTTCACGGTAGTCCCGGCGGTGTAGCTGTAGCGGTCCCCGCCCTCGTTGGTATAGACGTCGCCCAGGTAGCGGGCGATCGCCTCCTGGACCGTATAGGTCCGGCAGAAGTCGCCGACGCTCCCCTTCTTCTCCCTAGGGTCTTGCTGCTTACGTCCGTCCGGGCGGCTGATCCCGTGCTCCTCCTCTGGGCAGGCCGGCCAGGCGCTCACGTCTTTCCAGTCTCCTGGATAGAGGT